TATCTACCTCAACAGCTCCGAAGGTATCGGTATGTATTGCACAGGATGGCGCAAACAACGGATATTACATTTACAAAGCAACTGGCAAATCAGTTGGTGCTATCGGTGCAATGTTAGGTGCTGTTTCATTAGCAGTTGTTAGCGAGTCAATTGCATGGGTGAGCAAGTTTAACATGGCATTAGGTGCAGAGTTAGACACGATTGCATTCAGCAACGGTGAAGTTTACACAGCCCTTGCAGATAGTCAATTTGAAAGTTTGAACAACTACTCTTATGTGTTCCTGCGCAAGCTAACAGGCATCACGGGTAGTTATTGGAGCGATAGTAAGACAACTGTATCACCAACAAGTGACTATGCAACAATTGAAAATAACCGTGTTTACCAAAAGATTACACGTGTGGTTCGTGCCAATATGTTACCTGCTTTAAGTTCACCATTGAAAGTGAATGCAGATGGCACGTTGACTGCGGCCACAATAGGTTACTTTGAAACATTGGCGAATAACCCATTGGTACAGATGGAAGCCGATGGCGAGTTATCAGCGCATAAAGTTATCATCAATCCTGCGCAGGATGTACTTGCAACAAGCACATTGGAGTTAACATTGCAGAATGTACCATTGGGCGTTGCAAGAATTATTAAAATTAATGTTGGATTTGTAAAATCAGTATAAAAACATGGCACAAAATGGACTTCCGTTAATTAACGGCAAAGCGTATGAGTTTGCAGACATTACTTGCATCATACTTGGAACACCAATCATAGGCGTTACCGCAATCGAATACGGTGAAGAAGATGCGACCGAGAATATCTATGCAACAGGGCGTTATCCTGTATCGCGTGGTTACGGTCAAATTACACCGAGCGCAAAGGTTACAATATTGATGAATGAGGTAATGAACATTGTATCAGCCGCACCAAATGGCCGCATACAAGACATTCCCGAATTTGACATCATTGTTACCTTTACAGATGTTAACTTGTTGCCAGTGGTTCATAAAATCCGCAACTGCAGATTTATGAAGAACATGATTGCTTCGGCAACAGGTGACACTTCAATACCAATGGAATTAGATTTAATTGTTTCACATATCGAATTTGTTTAGTAAATTTGCCGAAACCAAATCAATAAACAAATGAATAACATTGAAGAATTAAAATCAAAGTTCCCGGGTGTTGAAATCTACACCTTAACCGTAAACAACAGGCAAGGCGCACCCATCACGGTTCACTTACGTGAAATGGACAGAATTGCTTACAAAACCGTAAGCGGTTTAATTGCAAAAGATGAATTGATGGGCGTGGAGTCGTTTTTAAGAACACTTTGCGTTGAGGGCGATGTAAACGCTATCATCAATGACTTTAAAGCGTTACGCAGCGCAGCAATGACTATCTTACCCATGTTGACATCGGAAGCAGGTGAATTAAAAAAAAATTAGACACCGCAAAAAAGTTATTGGAAACGGATGAGTTTGCGCGTCAAAATGCACTCATCCGTTTTTATTTAAAAGTCGACCCCGACACGTTAACGGATGATGAATGGGCAATGCGGTTTGAGGAAATTATGTTTGTATTAAAGTTTAATGGTACAATTCAAGAAAAGAAATGAGCAACAATAGTGTTGAATACATATTAAGTTTAAAGGATAAGTTTAGCAGCGGTATTAAGTCGGCAACTACTAACACTGAAAAGTTAAACAAATCGGTTAATGTAGCACAGAAATCATTAAGCAATTTAGGTGGTGCTTTAGGCATTGGTTTAGGTGCTGCTGGTGTTGTATCATTTGGCAAAGCAGTTGTTGATAGTTTAGTAAATTACGAATACTTTAGTACCTCGTTAAGAACATTGATGAAAGGCAATGCGCAAGCGGCAAAGGCCTTGGAAAATCAATTGGTAGAAACAGCCAAAACAACACCGTTTAGTTTAGTTGAGGTACAAGATGCCACAAAGCAATTGTTGGCTTATGGATTTAGCGCGGGAAGTGTTGTTAAGAACATACGCATGCTGGGTGATGTGGCAAGTGCGTTAAAGATACCATTTGGCGATATTGCATACTTGTATGGAACGCTTAAAACACAAGGGCGAGCGTTCTCAAAAGATATTTACCAATTTACAGGGCGTGGTATTCCTATCGTTAAAGAATTAGCTAAACAATTCAATGTTACCGATGGCGAGGTGATGAAACTTGTTGAAGATGGCAAGGTTGGATTTAAGGAAGTTGAGAAAGCGTTTCAATCAATGACCACAGAGGGCGGCATGTTCTTTAACATGATGGCAGAGCAAAGCAAAACAACAGGCGGTCAAATATCAATGCTTGGTGATAGTTGGGAGCAGTTAAAAGTAAACATTGGTAAAAGCCAAACGGGGATAATTGCGGGAACGGTATCGTTTGCAAACCGATTAGTTGGTTACCTTGCCAATAGTTTTAAGGTAGGTAATTCAATGGTTGAGAATTTTACAAAATACAATGCTCAACAATTTACATGGTACGAGTCATTTTTTGAGTCAAAATCTTATTCATTAGTAAAAAGTTTTCAAAAGTTTACCGATGCTATGTTTAGCGAAAAACCCGCGCAAACATATACACAAGCAGCAGAGCAATTGCGCCAATTGATTAAAATGTCGGAAGCAAACAAAGGTATGCTTTCGAGTGGTGCAATAGATTTAACTGATTATATTAGAAATCAAGCAGTGATTAAAGGCGGTTTTGAAGCCGTTAAAAATCAAATGCAATTACTTAAAACACCTGTCACAACAACACAAACGGCAGCCAAAGGAATGGGTGCTGCAACAACTGAAACAGCCAAAGCCAAAGGCGGTACTTCGACATCCGTTGTTGAAAGTAGGGGAGTGCAAAACTTCAACATATCAATCAAAGAGTTTGGCAATATAGTGTTGAACACTACCAACATCAAAGAGGGTGCAACACAAATAAAAGAAACAATCACACAAGCGTTAATCGAAGCGGTTAATGACTTCCAACTTATGGCAACTAAATGAGTTTAAAGTTTTACATACCATCACCCGCAGCAAAGACAAACTTTCGTACCTTATCAAAGGGCTTCGGGCTTCCTTTAGTACAACGTGCGATAGTGGCTGCAAACAACTTCAATATCAAAACAGACCCACCAGATGCAACAAGTTTATTGGGAACACCTGTTTACGATACGCTATTCATTGAACGACCTAATTATACTACGTTTGAATTTAATGATTTTACAAACAAATATGTTCAAACACCAAGCGGACTTGACTACAATAAACCCGCAGGGCAGGCAATAACCAATGACACGCCAGATAGCACTATTGGCCTATTCCTTAACGGTGTTATCATTGATGCAACTATTGTAAAGAATATCATTAAAACAGAATTAATCGACCATGTTGGAACAGTTAAAGAGTATATCGGACAAGGTGATATTGACTTAACTATACGTGGCTACGTGGCTACACAAAACCCCGATGAATACCCCGATGTTGAAGCGAGGTTGATTAAGGCATACGCATCTGCTCCTGTGGCATTGAATGTAACATCAAGATTTTTGAATGAGATATTAGGGGTAAACAAAATAGTTGTTGATAGCTTGAACATGCAACAGCAACAAGGGATGCGTAATGTGCAATACTTTCAACTTAACTGTTCAAGTACAGTTGATTACACCATAGCAGAAAAAAAGAATGTTTAGGATAGTTTGCCGTATAATATTAGAACAGCAGGGCAATGACCGAAATCAAACGTTTATCTTTGATAAGGTCAACAAGGTAACGGTAACACGCTCATTTGATAAGCAAACGCAAACGGCATCAATCACTTTACCGCGTAATGTGATATACAACAGCAAGAACATATACGAGGGTGCAAATGCATTGATGCGCAGGGGTGATAAGGTTACAATCATTGGGGCATATTACCCAAATGAAACCGTTATATTCACAGGGTACATTGCAAAGATTAACAACAATGTACCTATCGAATTATTATGCGAGGATGAAATGTTTTTATTAAAGCAGGCCATAGCACCGAACTTAACTTTTAAGTCAGTTAATTTGCGCACGTTTTTAGAGAAGATGCTTGAAAACACATCAACACCATTCAAGGCCATCAATGCTGAATTAGGACAGATAAGGTTACAAGGTGCAAGCATAGGTAAGGTGTTGCAAGTGTTACGTGACCAATACGGTTTATATTCATTTTTTGTTGATGGCGTGTTAAAGGTAGGGTTGCCATTCTATAAAGATACAGCGCAATCGGCAGTGTTTCTATTTGAGAAAATGATATACGATGGTATGGAGTTGACATACTTAAAAAAGGATGATGTTAAGGTCCAAGTCAAAGGTATATTGATTAAAAACAATGACCGAGAGGAGTTTACTTATGGTGACCCCACAGGTGATATTCGCACGGTGTTTCAATATGGTGGAACGAAAGCCGATTTGGATGTTAAGTGCAATTCGTTTTTAGAGCAGGCGAATTACACAGGTTATTATGGCAGTTTCAAAACATTTTTAGAGCCGAAAATGATACCCGGTGATTATGCAGTTGTTGATAGTTGGAAGTACCCAGAGAGAAAAGGAACGTACCTTATCAAGTCAGTAACAACAGAGGTAAGTGTTGATGCAGGTGGCAAGCAGAC